TCACCGACCCGCCGTACAACGTGAACTACGCCAACACGGCCAAGGACAAGATGCGCGGCACCAATCGCGCGATCCTGAACGACAACCTCGGGGATGGCTTCTACGATTTCCTGCTGGCGGCGTTGATGCCGACCATCGCGAGCTGCCGGGGCGGCATCTACGTGGCGATGTCCTCCAGCGAGCTGGATGTACTTCAGTCCGCGTTCCGGGAAGCAGGCGGCAAGTGGTCGACTTTTATCATCTGGGCCAAGAACACCTTCACACTGGGCCGCTCTGACTACCAGCGCCAGTACGAGCCAATCCTCTACGGGTGGCCAGAAGGCGCAACGCGCCACTGGTGCGGGGATCGCGACCAGAGCGACGTCTGGCAAATCAAAAAACCGCACAAGAACGATCTGCACCCGACGATGAAACCGGTGGAACTGGTGGAGCGTGCCATTCGCAATTCTAGCCGTCCTGGAAACGTGGTGCTCGACCCCTTTGGTGGTTCCGGCAGCACGCTGATCGCCGCCGAAAAATCGGGGCGGCTGGCGCGCTTGATCGAACTCGATCCGAAGTATTGCGACGTTATTGTTCGCCGCTGGCAGGATTTTACCGGCAGCCTAGCCACCCGCCAGTCGGACGGTGTGGCGTTCGACGCGGCGTTCGATCAGGCAGCGAGTGCTTCTTCGGCGATTTCGCAGTGAATCACAAAGCCCGTCAGGTAGGGCAAGCCGCGAGGGATGCCGTAGTCGCGGGAGGTCAACCGGCCAATCGTCCAGCCCATCCACCGGGCAACCGCCGCGTGGATCGCTTGCTCGACGCTGTGGCCGGTGAGCATCTGGTTGAGGACGTCGTCTGCAAAATGCCGTCCGTGGCGGCTGTCGAGGAAGGTCCTGACCGATTCGAGGGGCTGGCAGGTAGCGTCCGAGACCTCGTTCATCGCGAGGGGCCAGGCGGCTTGGGCGTTTTCGTTCATCGTGCCCCAAAAGCCCCATTCTTCGTTCTGGGTGGCAGGGATGTGGGTGGTGGCATTCATCGTTTTCTCCTTCGGGTTGATCGTTGCGACACCCGTAGTAACGCGCTATTCGATTGAGAAGCCAAGCGTATTCTAAATCATTCTTTAGGGTGGCAAGTTTGTCTTGCCACCCTGCCCGGCATCACGCGATGCGGTAGGTGCGATCACCGCCTTCGGGCTTGTCCGAGGTGATGTTGAGCCCGAGTTTCTTCTTGAACGCACCGGCAAAGGTGCCGCGCACCGTATGCGGCTGCCAGCCGGTGGCCTCGCAGATCTGATTCACCGTCGCGCCTTCTGGACGCTGGAGCATCTGGATTACCGTGGCCTGCTTGCTGTTCTCACGGGTGCGTGGCTTACCCTCGACGCCGACCTGAAGCAGCCGTTGGGCAGCCTGCTGTTTTTCTTGCGTCCAGTTGGCCTCGGCTGCTGCCACATCGGCGTCGACCTCGGGGGCGGGGTGAATGGTTGCCGGTATCGGCCGGGCGCGCCCCAGGGCATCGTAGCCCTCGGCGGCGACAAACCAGTCGGTGCCATTGGTAGTAATCAATGCGCGGTTAAAAAGCCCGTCGACCACTTTCTGGCGAGACCCGCCTTTGACATTATCGGGAAACCAAGTGATGCGACCGTCCGCTTGGTCGGCGGCGTGGTTGAGGACTTTGCGCTGGGTGTCGGTGAGTTTGATGCTGGTGGTCATGTTGATCTCCTTCGTGCGGGTTGATGGTGTAGCGATGAACGCGCTGTTCGCGAGTGAAGCCAAGCGTTTCCAACGCCCGGCTTCGATCTGTTTTTAGTCGGCGCTGGCGATCTCCTGCTCGGTAGCCTTCGGCATGTTGAGGCCGACTTCGACGCCAGCTTTGAACGCGGCTTCGAGGGCGTCGCGGATGCACCAGACCGCCGTGTCGTGGAAGTCGAAGCTGTCCGACTTGCGCGTTTCCAGGGTTTCGATGCCGAGGTGCTTCTGCGCAATGAGGGTGAGGATGGTTTCGATCTGGCTCATTTCCGTGTCCTTTGATGTGGTTGATGACAAACATATGAACGCGCTGTTCAAACCCGAAGCCAAGCTCAATCTGATTGAGATTCACGCCAATGCTTGATGGAGATCATGGGACTGTCGATTCGCGCCTATGCCCGGCACCGAGGGGTGTCAGACACCGCCGTACACAAGGCCATTCGTGCCGGGCGGATTACGCCGGAGGCCGATGGCAGCATCGATACCGACCGCGCCGACCGGGATTGGGCGAAAAATTCAGACACACCCAGGGAGGGCACAAAGCGTCGGGCTGAGACGGTCACAATCAAGGAGCCTGCTGCCGAATCGACGGCACCTACGCTGAACACAGGTGGCACGTCGTTGCTGCAGGCCCGCACCGTCAACGAGGTGGTCAAGGCGCAGACCAACAAGGTGCGGCTGGCCAGACTCAAGGGCGAACTGGTCGACCGGCCCCAGGCCATCGCCCACGTCTTCAAGCTGGCCCGCACAGAACGAGATGCCTGGCTCAACTGGCCGGCACGCATCTCGGGGCAGATGGCATCGAAGCTCGGCGTCGATGCCCACACGCTGCACGTCGCGCTGGAAACTGCCGTGCGGGAACACTTGCAGGAACTGGGCGACGTTCGCCCCCGAGTGGATTGATGCTGGATGCTGATTACGAAGGCGCTCTCGACATTGAGCGCGCCTGGCGCGAGGGGCTCACACCCGATCCGCTGCTGACCGTGTCCGAATGGTCGGACCGGCACCGGATGCTGTCCAGCAAGGCATCTGCAGAACCTGGCCGCTGGCGCACGAGCCGCACGCCGTACCTCAAAGCGATCATGGATTGCCTGTCGCCGATGTCGGCGGTCGAACGGATCGTGTTCATGAAGGCGGCCCAGCTGGGCGCGACCGAGATGGGCAACAACTGGATCGGCTACGTGATCCACCACGCTCCCGGGCCGATGATGGCAGTGTCGCCCACGGTGGAGATGGCCAAGCGCAACTCCAAGCAGCGGATCGACCCACTGATCGAGGAGTCGCCGGTGCTGGCCGAACTGATCGCACCAGCGCGGAGCCGGGATGCCGGCAACACGATTCTGGCGAAAGAGTTTCGCGGTGGCGTGCTGGTGATGACGGGCGCGAACAGCGCCGTCGGCCTGCGTTCGATGCCAGTACGCTACCTCTTTCTGGACGAGGTAGATGGCTACCCGAGCGACGTCGATGGCGAGGGCGATGCGATCTCGCTGGCCGAGGCCCGGACACGCACCTTCGCTCGTCGCAAGATATTCATCGTCTCGACGCCGACCATTGCGGGCGCGAGCAGCATCGAACGGGAGTTTGACGCCAGTGACCAGCGCCGCTACTTCCTGCCTTGCCCGCATTGCTCACACCGGCAGTGGCTGCGCTTTGAGCAACTGCGGTGGGAGAAGGGCCAACCGGAGACGGTAGCTTACGTCTGCGAATCCTGCGACCAACCGATCCAGGAACAGCACAAGACCTGGATGCTGGAGCACGGCGAGTGGCGTGCGCTGGTGCCCGAGAACGGTGCCAAGACGGCTGGCTTTCACCTCTCTTCGCTTTATAGCCCGGTGGGCTGGCGTAGTTGGCGGGAGATTGCCGCCGCCTGGGAGAGTGCAGTGAACAAAGAGTCCGTCTCGGCGGCGGCAATCAAGACCTTCAAGAACACTGAACTAGGCGAGACCTGGGTCGAGGAAGGCGAAGCGCCAGACTGGCAGCGGCTCCTGGAGCGTCGCGAGGATTACCGGATTGGCAGCATTCCTGCTGGCGGCCTCTTACTCACGGGTGGGGCCGACGTGCAGAAGGATCGCATCGAGGCCTCGATCTGGGCCTTCGGGCGCGGCAAGGAATCCTGGTTGGTCGAGCACCGGGTATTGATGGGCGACACGGCCCGAGACGCGGTATGGAAACAGTTGGCTGAACTGATCAGCGAAACCTGGACGCATGCCTCCGGCGCCTCTCTGCCACTGGCGCGTTTCGCCCTCGACACCGGCTTTGCCACCCAGGAAGCCTATGCTTTCGTTCGTGCCGTGCGGGACGCCAGAGTGATGGCCGTCAAGGGTGTGGCCCGAGGCGCGGCGCTGGTGGGGACGCCCACCGCCGTCGATGCCACCACCGGCGGCAAGAAGCTGCGCCGAGGCATCAAGGTCTTCTCGGTCGCGGGCGGTATCGCCAAACTGGAGTTCTACAACAACCTGCGCAAAAGCATCGACACCGACGAGGATGGCGTCGTCCGCTTCCCCGCTGGTTTCGTGCATCTGCCCAAAGTCGATGCCGAGTTCATACAGCAGTTGTGCGCCGAACAACTGGTAACACGCCGAGATCGCAATGGCTTCGCGCACCGCGAATGGCAAAAGATGCGCGAGAGGAACGAAGCGCTGGACTGCTACGTGTATGCACGGGCGGCAGCCGCTGCCTCGGGTCTTGACCGTTTCGAGGAACGTCACTGGCGTGAATTGGAACGGCAGTTGGGTCTTGACCGCCCGCCAGATTCGCCACCGATCGATACCGAACCAACCCATGAGGCCACCCATCGCGGTGGTCTCGCCGTTTCTGAAACCCAGAAACCAGCGCGCCGCGTGATCCGTAGCCGCTGGCTTAGTTGATCCACCCACCCCAAGGAGAACGCAGCATGAGTTTACAGACCCAAATCCACAGCCTGGTCATTCGTCTGTCCGACGAGTTCAAGTCCGTTTATCAGAAAATCGGCAACCTCTCTTCGCTGTCGACCACCGACAAGTCGACCCTGGTCGCGGCGATCAACGAGTTGAAGGCCGCCATCGTCACGGTCGCCGTCATTGACGATGCTCAGATCTCGACGGCGACCACTTATTCGTCCTCGAAAATCGTCGAGCGACTCGATGCCCTCAAAACCGAAATCCTGGGTGGGGCCGATGCTGCCTACGACACTCTGGTGGAAATCCAGCAACTGCTGACCAACGGTGCGAGTGGTCTCGACGCACTCCTGGCTGCCGTAAACAACCGGGTTCGGTTCGATGCCGCGCAGTCGCTGACCGCTTTAGAGCAGGCCCAAGCTCGTAGCAACATCGGCGCAGTCGCCTCTGCCGACGTCGGTGACACCAGCACCGATTTCGTCGCCATCTTCGAAACCGCCCTGGCAGCTTGAGGATGAACTGAGCCATGAGTCTCGTTTCCCAGCTCAAGACGCTGGCCACCCGGGTCGGCACCGAGATCAAGGGGCTGGTTCGCCCCGACCATCCCGGTCTGGCCCGTGCCTGGGTGAACTTCGGCTACGTGGGTAGCGCCATCCAGATCAGCTCGTCCCACAACGTGGCCGGCGTCGCGCGACTGGCCGCAGGCCGATATCGAGTAACTTTCTCCACGCCGTTTGCCGATACCAATTACTGCTGGCTGGCCTTTGCCCGCAGCAACACGAACAGCAACACCCAACGCATGGCGATTATCCGGGCAACCACCGATACCAAAACATCCGCCTACGTCGAAGTGATTTGCGCCACCGCTACCGGCTCTCTGGCCGACACCACCGAGTTCAATCTCATGGTCTTCCGCTGATGGCCCACACCCAGGAACAACTCATCGCCTTGGAAACAGCGCTCACCAAAGGTGAGAAGCGCGTCACCTTCGGCGACAAGACTGTCGAGTACCGCACGGTGGATGAACTCAAGGCTGCCATCGAAATGGTAAAGCGGGATCTCCATAACCAGGCGGTCGCCAGCGGTCTCTGGCCAGGTACGCCTCGCCAGATCAGGATCACCACCTCGAAGGGCTTCTGATGCACTGGCTGAAACGCATGAGCCGCCGACTCTTCGGTGGCTCGCCGATCCACGAAGCTGTAGGTTCCGGTCGTCGGGCGCTCGCCTGGATGCCGAGTAATCCCGGCGCGGTGGCTGCACTCTACGCGACGCAGACTGATCTGCGTGCCAAGAGCCGTGATCTTGTGCGGCGGAACGCATGGGCCAATGCCGCACTGGAATCCTACGTGGCCAACGCCATCGGCACCGGCATCAAGCCGCAGTCGATGGTGGCTGACGCCGACCTCCGCGAGCGTATCCAAGCGCTGTGGCGCAACTGGACGCTGGACGCCGATGCGGCGGGTCTCACCGATTTCTATGGCCTGCAGGCGATGGCCTGCCGCGCCATGCTGGAAGGAGGCGAAGCGCTGGTGCGCATTCGCTACCGACGGCCAGAAGATGGCCTGCCGGTGGCGATCCAATTGCAAGTGCTGGAGCCCGAGCACCTGCCGGTGACTCTCAACACCACGGCGGACAACGGCAACCTCATTCGCGCTGGCATCGAGTTTGATCGTCTCGGGCGAAGAGTGGCTTATCACCTCTACCGTTCCCACCCGGAGGATGGGGCCATGAGCCCAATGTCCGGGGCAGGTGGTATGGAAACCGTGCGAGTGGATGCCGGTGAAATCCTGCATCTCTTCCGACCCCTGCGTCCCGGCCAGATCCGGGGCGAACCGTGGCTCGCGCGTGCCTTGGTGAAGTTGAACGAACTCGACCAGTACGACGACGCCGAACTTGTCCGCAAAAAAACAGCCGCCATGTTCGCTGGCTTCATCACGCGGCTTGCCCCCGAAGACAACCTGATGGGCGAGGGACTGGCCGACGGAAACGGCGTGGCCCTGGCCGGGCTGGAACCTGGCACCTTGCAAATTCTTGAACCCGGTGAGGACGTGAAATTCTCCCAGCCGGCCGACGTCGGCGCCTCCTACGCCGACTTCCTGCGCATGCAGTTTCGGGCCGTGGCCGCTGCCATGGGTGTCACCTACGAGCAACTTACAGGGGATCTCACCCAGGTCAATTACTCCTCGATCCGTGCTGGTCTGCTGGAATTCCGTCGCCGCGTCGAAGCCTTGCAGCACGGCGTAATCGTCCATCAGCTGTGCCGCCCGATTTGGCAGGCATGGATGGAGCAAGCGGTGTTGGAAGGCTCGCTGGTGCTTCCTGGCTATGCACGGGGTGGTACTACAAAGCGCCGTGAATACCTCGCCGTGAAGTGGATTCCCCAAGGCTGGCAATGGGTCGATCCGAAGAAGGAGTTCGACGCCATGCTCACCGCCATCCGGGCAGGATTGCTCTCCCGGTCGGAGGCGATCTCCTCCTTCGGCTACGACGCCGAGGACGTCGATCGTGAGATCGCCGCCGACAACGCACGCGCCGATGGCCTGGGACTGGTGTTCGATAGCGATCCACGTAACGACAAGACGGCTCCAACTACGCCAGCCACACCGATTCAACCTTCGGAGAACCCTTGACATGCTTCTACCCCACATGGCGTCCCGCCTCTACGGGATGCCGCTCCTCATCGCCCGTTCCAAGCTCGACGTAATCCTCTCGGTACTCGGCGAACGGATTGGCTGGCCGGAGCCATCCGCTGCGCTGCCGGTGCTGGCACCACGGCCACGTGCTGAGGCACCGCCAGGCATCGCCATGATCCCGGTCTACGGGACACTGGTGCGTCGCACCGTGGGTCTGGAAGCCGCCTCTGGTCTCGCGTCATACGGCGACATTGCCGCAATGATGGATGCGGCTATTGCCGATCCTGGCATTGATGGAATTCTGCTGGAAGTCGATTCCCCAGGCGGCGAGGCAGGCGGCGTATTCGAGTTGGGCGAGCGCATCCGTGCAGCGGACGCCGTGAAACCGGTCTGGGCGATCGCTTCGGACTCAGCCTTCTCGGCCGCCTATGCCATCGCCTGTGCAGCCTCGCGCCTCGCGATCACCCGCACCGGCGGGGTCGGCTCCATCGGCGTGATCGCCATGCACGTCGACCAGTCAGTCCGCGATACCCAGCAGGGCTACCGCTACACAGCGATCACAGCCGGCAACCACAAAAACGACTTCTCGCCCCACGAACCCCTTGACCAGGAAGCTGGCGCCCGCCTGCAGGCCGAGGTCGATCGACTCTACGGGATGTTCGCTGATCACGTCGCCTCGATGCGCAAGATCACCCCGGAAGCTGTTCGCGCTACCCAGGCGAGGCTTTATTTCGGGGACGAAGCAGTCGGAGCAGGTCTTGCCGACGCGGTCGCCAGTCTCGATACCGTCCTCACCGATTTCAGCCATTTCCTCGCCGCCCGTCGCAGCCCCTTGGTCATCCAGCCAGGGTCTACCCGAGCAATTTCCGCATCCCATCAAAAGGAGATAACCAAGATGCAATCCAACGCAACCCACGAAGACCGTCATCCAATTAAATCTGATACCGATCCTGAGCCAGACCTACCCGATCCGTCTGCGCCGAAGCCGTCCGAACTGGACGAGGTGAAAGCTGTGCGAGCCGATGCTCTGGCGATCGCCGAGCTCTGTCAGCTGGCTGGCGTACCCCACCGCACCGCCGAGTTCCTCGCCCAGGGGGCGAGCGAATCTCAAGTGCGCCGGGTACTTCTCGCGGCGCGGGCAGAGAGCATCGAGATTACCTCGACCATCGCCCCCGATGCCGCGCCGACCAAGCAGTCCAACGCCGCCAATCCCATGTTGGCTGCCATCAAGAAACTCACTGGAAAGGATTAATCCATGCCCGTTATAACCGAAGGACTCAACCTGGGTGATCTCCTCAAGTACGAGGCCCCAAATCTCTATTCGCGCGACCAAGCAACGGTTATCGCCGGCCAGAACCTTCTGCTCGGCACTGTCGTCGGGGCGGAAACCGCGACGTCCAAACTGAAGACGCTCGATCCGACCGCCACGGACGGCACCGAGCTGGCCGCTGGGGTACTCGCCCTGGATGTCGATGCCACCCTGATCGACCGGGATGACGCGATCCTCGTCGCCCGCCACGCCATCGTCAGTGATACCGCACTGACCTGGCCTGCCGGCATCACGCCGACCCAGAAAGCCACCGCCATCGCCCAGTTGAAGTCCCTGGGCATTCTCGTTCGCAAAGGAGTCTGACCATGCAGAACCCATTTTCCTCGCCCGCCTTCACGATGGCGAACCTCACGGCCGCCATCAACCTGCTGCCCAACCGATACGGTCGGCTGGAGTCGCTCAACCTGTTTCCCGCCAAACCCGTCCGCTTCCGCCAGATCCTGATTGAAGAACGCAACGGCGTGCTGAACCTGCTGCCGACGTTGCCGGTAGGCAGCCCCGGCACGGTTGGCGTGCGCGACAAGCGCAAGATGCGCTCCTTCATCGTGCCACACATCCCGCACGACGACGTCGTGCTGCCAGAAGAAGTCCAGGGCATCCGCGCCTTCGGTTCGGAAACGGACATGGAGACCATCGCTGGGGTATTGGCCCGCCATCTGGAAACGATGCGTAACAAGCACGCCATCACGCTCGAGCACCTGCGCATCGGGGCACTGAAAGGCGTGATCCTCGATGCCGACGGCAGCACCCTCTACGACCTCTTTGATGAGTTCGACATCACCCCGAAGTCGATCAATTTCGTGCTGGCTACCGACACGACAAACGTGCGCCAGAAGTGTATCGACGCGCTGGCCCACATCGAGGAAAACCTGCAGGGCGAGTTCATGACCAGCGTGCGCTGCCTATGCTCGCCCGAGTTCTTCGCGAAACTCGTGGGCCACCCCAAGGTCGAGAAGGCTTACGAGAACTTCCAGCAGGGCGCAATCCTGCGCGACGACGTCCGCTCCGGCTTCACCTTCGGTGGCATCGTCTTCGAGGAGTACCGGGGTCAGGCGACCGATGGCAACGGCACCAGTCGTCGCTTCATCGCCGCCGGCGAGGCGCACTGCTTCCCGGTGGGCACGGTGGACACCTTCGGCACCTACTTTTCGCCGGCGGACTTCAACGAAACGGTGAACACCTTGGGCCAGCCGCTCTACGCCAAGCAGGAATCGAGGAAGTTCGAGCGAGGCACGGATCTGCACACTCAGTCCAACCCGCTGCCGATGTGCCACCGCCCCGGCGTGCTGGTGAAGCTGACGATGTCGTGATGGTAGCGATCGAAGACTTCTACGCTGCGGCTGCGCGCTGCGGGCTACTGACCGCCGTCAAGGTGGGATCAGTCACGGTCTCTGTGGCGTTCCGCGCGCCGGACGAGTCGGTGCTTGACGGGCTGGCACTGTCTCGTGATTACCAGATCGAGTATCCAACCGAGCAACTGGTTCTCGCTCAGGGCGACACGTTGGAGATCAATGGAACGACCTATCGCGTGCGCGAGGTGCGGCAAGTGCGCGACGGGTCAGAAACGATGGCGAACCTCTCGCGGCTATGACCATGTTCAGTCTCCGTGAACAGATCATCCAAACCATCGCCAGCAAGCTAACGCCGGTGGCCACGGCGGAAGGCGCAACACTACGTCGGCAGCCCACTACTCCAGCCGACCGGGCGCATCTACCGGCGCTGCTGGTGTTTCCAGAATCCGAGTCAGTCCGGCGCATCAACGATCGGGCGGAACGTGAATTGACGATTCGGATCGTGGCGCTGGCAATGGGCACAGCCACGGAGCTACCCGAGCCCATTGCAGACCGGCTCATGACCACAGTGCACGCCGCGCTGATGGACGATGTGACCTTGAACGGCCTCGCGCTCGGCACGGAAGAAATCGACTGCGAGTGGCAGCAGGACGACGCCGACATGGATGCGGCTGCACTACCTGCCCGCTACCGCATCACCTACCGCACGCTGGCTCACGACCTCACCCAGAAAGGATAACCACATGCCGCAAGTCGAACTTCACAAGATCCACACCCATGCCGGTGTCGAGCACGGTGCTGGCACTGTCATCGATGTCGATGACAGCACGGCGAATTGGCTCATCGAGCACGGCGTCGGCCAAGCGGTCGCGTCCGCAGAACCCAGGCGATCCCGCCACAACGAAGCAAACCAAACATCTCCTCTCACCTCAACCAAGGAGTAACACCTCATGAGCTATTTCTCTGGACAAGGACGCGTCTTCATCGGCGCACGCGACATCAACGGCAACCCGCAAGGCCTCACTTTCGTCGGCAACGTCCCCGACCTCAAGGTGTCGCTATCTGTGGAAACGCTGGAGCATCAGGAATCCCAATCCGGCCAGCGGCTGACTGACCTGCAACTCATCAAGACCAAAAAGGGCGAGTTCGCCTGCACGCTGGAAGAACTGATCCAGTCGAATCTGGAACTCGCCCTCTACGGTTCCACCACGGCGGTGACCACCGGTACGGTGACCGATGAGCCGGTGATCAGTACGGCGGAACTCGGAAAGCTGTATCTGCTGGGCAATCAAAACGTCTCCAGTGTGGTTCTGAAGGCAGGAGCAACGACGGTGGCGGATACCCAATACACGGTCAACGCCAAGCACGGTTCGATCATGTTTACCGATCTCACCGGGGTCACCGGCGCAATCACGGCAAGCTACAGCTATGGCGCGGCCAACGTCACGGCGATGTTCACGCAGCCTTTGCCAGAGCGCTGGGTGCGCTTCGAGGGCCTGAACACGGCAGATGCCAACAAGGAAGTCGTGATCGACCTCTACCGGGTAGCAATCAATCCGGCGAAGGACTTGTCAGTAATCAGCAACGAGCTGATGAAGTTCGAGCTCTCCGGTCAGGTGCTGGCTGACCTCACCAAGCCAGCCGCAAGCCAATTCGGCCAGTTTGGCCGCATCGTGCTGCTGTGATGACGGGCAACACATTCGCGGCATTGCCGCCGGTGCCGACCTCCATCGTCATCGGCGGCGAGAGTCTGGAACTCACGCCCCTCAAGGTCGGTGAAGTCCCGGCTTTCGCTCGCGCCGTACAGCCGGTAGCGGCCAGTCTGTCGGCATCAAACGACTGGTTGGCGCTCCTGGCCGAACACGGAGAGGCGGTGATCGAAGCTGTCGCCATCGCCAGTCGCCGCCCAAACGAATGGGTGACGGGCCTGGAACTCGACGATGCCGTGCGTTTGAGTGAGGCGGTATTCGAGGTGAACGCCGATTTTTTTATCCGGCGCGTGTGGCCGACGATGATCGAGTCGGCGGCGCGCATCGGAGCACGGATGCCTGGGCCGATGCGCTCCAGCGCCTGATCGGTGCCGGGCACGCCTACACCAGCATCCTGAATTACACCCTGGCGCAGACCGATGCCTTCATTGCCGCCATCGATCGACAGGAATCGCGGCGGCTGGCAAATCTGCTGACGGTCGTGAGCGTTGGCTCGCAAGGCGGCAGTGACGCCATCAAGAAGGTGCTGAAAGGCCTCGATGCTTAAAATCTCCCTCACCACCGCCGGCCTGCTCGACAAATCCCAGCTCGATGCCTGGACGCGGCAAAAGCAAGCTGCTATCCACAAAGCCGTCGCCGCCGGCATGCGCGAGGGAGGTAAGGAGGTCGTCGAGTCCGTGCGCGTAAAAATGCAGGCCGGTTTCACGGTGAAAAAAACCGCCTTCGTGAAGTCCCTGCGCGCCAAGGTCTATGACCGCAACCCGGACAAACTGCCGGCGCTCCTGATCGGCTCGAAGATTCCGTGGCTCGGCATCCATGTCCGTGGCGGCACGATTGGGGGACGCATGCTGATCCCGCTCACCGAGGAAGGCCGTCGCATCGGTCGCCGCGCCTTCAAGCGCGTCATCGATGCGCTGATTCGCTCCGGCAATGCGTACTTCATCCAGAAGAACGGCCGCGCCATCCTGATGGCAGAGAACCTCCGCGAGAACGCCTCATCTCTAACGCGCTTCAAGCGTGCAGAACGAGCACGTACCGGCGCAAAAAGCGTGAAGCGCGGACAGGAAATCCCCATCGCCGTACTGGTGCCGACCGTGACCCTGAAACGCCGTTTCGATCTGGAAGGCACGGTGCGAGGCCAACTTCCCGTCCTCACCCGAGCGATTGAAACACAACTGAACAAGATTTGAGACATGGCCCAAGACCGCGCCCAACTGCTGATTACCGCCGTCGATCAGACCCGATCCGCCTTCGACTCGATTCGCGGCAACCTGGCCAAACTCGGCGACGAGTCGAGTCGCGTCAAAGGGATGCTGGCGGGACTTGGCGTCACGTTGTCCGCTGCCGGTTTCGCCGCCATGATCAAGAGCGCCATCGACGCGGCGGATCATCTCAACAAACTCTCTCAAAAGATCGGCATCTCGGTGGAGGCACTCTCTACCTTGCGCTTTGCCGCGCAGTTGTCGGACGTGAGTTTGGAGTCCTTGCAGAAGGGCATCAAGGGCTTGTCGCAGAACATCACCGAGGCAAACACCGGCATCGGCGACGGGGCGCAAATGTTCGAGGCACTCGGCATCTCGGTCAAGAATGCCGACGGCAGCATGAAATCGACCGACGAAGTGCTGCTGCAGGTGGCCAACGTCTTCGCCCATCTGGAAGATGGCGCAGTCAAGACGGCACTCGCCGTCAAACTCTTCGGCAAGAGTGGCATGGACATGATCCCGCTCTTGAACCAGGGGGCTGCCGGCATCAATCAACTCACGGCGGAAGCTGAGAGATTGGGGCTAAAACTCACCACCGAGACGGCGCGATCCGCAGAGGCCTTCAACGACAACCTCACGGCCCTCAAAGCCTCTTCTTCAGCGCTCAGCATCTCGCTTGCACGGGATTTCCTACCGGAACTCATCAATATCACGAACGCCATGCGCGAAGCGGCCAACGAAGCCGGGACGCTCAAGGCCTTGTGGGTGGGACTGGGCGGAGTCGGCAACCTGATCTTTAACGGCACCGAGATCAAGCAGGCGCGAGACGAAGTCAAACGCCTGCAGGAACTGATCGATTCCACCCGACAGAAGGTGAATAGTGGAAAGTCCCAGATCCCGTTCTCGCCGTTCGACGTCAAGTTCAACGACCAGGCGTTGGCCACGCTGCGCAGAAACCTCGCCCAATGGGAGCTGGAACTCGCGGCAGCACAAGGGCGTCTCAAGTCGCTCACTGTACCCGCCCGACCGGAATCCAAGAACCCAACGGGCAAGCCGACTGAAGATATGCAGCGCATCGCCTGCGTGGTTTCGGGCGGGCAATGGGTGAACGGAAAATGCGAAAAGAAAACCACCGGCGACGCGGAGAAGGACACCACCGGCGCGCGGCTCGCCGTGGTCAAGGCGCAGGCCGAAAGCGAGATCAAAATCCTGAAGGAAGGACTCGATCTGCAAAAAGCGACTCTCGACCGATCACTCGACGACCGACTGATTTCGCTTCGCGACTACTACGGAGCCAAGACGCAGATCGAGCAGCAGGCCCTCGACCAGGAGCTCGCCGCCAAGCAGGCCGAACTCGCCGCGCAGTCTAATGTGGCAGTCGGCGGCAAAGACGAGGCGCAGCGCCTGCGCGCCAAAGCGGAGGTAAAGAAGATCGAAGGCGAGATCACGGTGCTCAATATGAAGCGCTCCGAGGTCGAGGTCACCAACGCCCATGCCGCCGCCAAAGCCGAGAAGGAACTTTCCGATCAACTCGCCCAAGTGAGAGACCGCTTGGCCGAGATCAAGGGCGGGGCCGGCGGCGAGATCACCCGCGCGAAACTCGAACGCGAATATCAGCCGCTGATCGAAAAACTTCAACGCATGGGAGACACCGCAGGTGTGGCCGATGTCGGACGCCTGATCAACGTCGAAGCGGACATGGCGGAACTCGCCAAACTCGAACGGCAGTATCAGGTGGTCACCGAGCGGATGGCGATCCGCGAACGGGAACTCCAGGTGCAGAAGGATGCCGGGATGCTCACTGAGACGCAGATGCGGCGCGAGGTGCTGGCGTTGCATCAACAAACCGCCACCGAAGTGGACGGCATGATTCCGAAAATGCAGGCACTCGCGGCCGCCACCGGCTCCGAAGAAGCCATCAACCGCGTGGCCCGTCTCAAGGTGGAGGTGGCTGGCCTCAAGACCGAGGCGGACGATGTGGCCACCCGCATCAACGGCGATGTGGAAAACGCCTTCGCCTCGATGTTCGAGCAGATCGGGTCGGGGGCGAAATCCGCCAAGGACGCCTTCGCAGACTTCGCCCGTTCGGTACTGGCGTCCATCAACCGCATCGCATCGCAAAAGATCGCAGAGGAACTCTTCGGTGGCATGAAGGGCGGATCGGGCGGCGCGAGTGGCGGGTTGGGCGGGTTGATCTCCGGCTTCTTCAAATGGGCTGGTTTCGCTTCAGGCGGTTACGTCACCGGCCCCGGCACGGCGACCAGTGATTCCATCCCGGCGCGGCTCTCCGCCGGTGAATATGTGCTGCGGGCCGAGGCCGTGCGCCGGATCGGGGTGGATTTCCTCCACACATTGAATGGTGGTCTATTTGCGCCACGCTGGATGGGCCCGCGACTGGCGTTTGCCGAGGGCGGTCTGGTGCCTGCGGTGTCGCCCACGCCGGCTGTTGCGCCCTCGCAAAGCGTGCGCATTGTCAATGTGATCGACCCGGCGCTTGCTGCCGACTATCTCAACTCGTCTGCCGGCGAGAGGACGATCCTAAACATTATCGCCCGCAATGCGGGCGGCGTTAAACAGGTGCTTTCATAATGGCCTACGAAACCGGAACCGCTACAGACTACCGCGACCTGTTGAGAAAGCTCAGAACCTTCCTCACCGGCACCCTGACGCCCACCGGCGAGCGCTGGCAGGAACTCCGCTGGGTTGAAAATGCCGCTACCCAGGAACTCATTCTCAAGGGACCGGGCCTGGCCGGCGCTGACACCATCTATGTCGGCATTCGCTCCGACCAGAACGTGGCTCTCGACACCTACAACTGGCATATCCAGGGTGCGACCGGATACCTGCCGCTGGATGCCTGGGCAGATCAGCCCAATATTTCTCCCGAGCGACACATGGCGCTGTGGAACCAGCCCATGCCCTACTGGTTCGTCGCCAACGGACGCCGCATCCTCGTCGCCGCCCGTGTCTCAACCCGCTTGATGCTCATCCACTTAGGTCTAGTTCTGCCCTATGCGACACCGGGTCAATATCCTTATCCGCTGATGGTCATGGGAAGCAGCAGCGACACGCGCTGGTCGTCCGTCGCCAGCAATCTCGCCCCGGTCATCCATACCCCCGGCGGCGGATGGGCGATCTATGCGCAATTGTGGCCGGTCGGCTTGAGCACCATGCCCAGTCCTGGCAACGTTTATCCTGTCATGCGCATCGTCATCTCTGCGGATAACAATGGCCATCAAGACGTGCTGGGCGAGATCGATGGGTTGGCCCATGTGTCGGGCTACGCCAATGCGACAGAGAACACACTCACCGTGGGCGCCGCCACCTGGCTGCTGCTGCAGGATGTGGCACAAACCGGCATCACCAACTACACCGCATTGAAACTGGAGTGACCCATGGCCTACGCAACCGGCACCGCCGCCACACCCGACCAGATGCTCGACGCCCTTCGTGCCTTCGCCGCCCTCCAGGGCTGGACAGTAGATCGCTGGGCGGCGGATGGCTCTGGCATGACGCTGTCTATTCATATCGCCAGCTTCTACGCCCATTTCCGCAGCGATCCCTATGACGAGGGAAGCGGCTGGAGCACAGCGATGGAGTTCTACGGTTCGACCGGATTTGACTCAGGTTCGACTTGGGACGCCCAGCCAGGCTGCTTTCCCTATCCTCTCACCTGCACCGCACAGCCCAATGGCAACAGCCTGTTCCCCTGCACGTATCACCTCTTCGCCCAGGCAAGCCCACGATACTTGGCTGGATGCTTCATCTCGCCCAACCAGGCCAATACGCACTTCATCGTCTGCGACACGCAAAAGGTCGGCGCCTGGACGGGTGGCGCTTTTTTCGGTGGGGATCAGTTCCTCTACCAGCCATACGGGGCGGGCAGCACACCCTACATCGGCAGCGTCGCGCTGCGTGCGGATTTCAATGGATCTGGCCAGTGGCACGGGGCGCAGGGCAACCGGACGATCAGCCTGTTCGGCTTCGATCCGGTCACCAACGCCTTCAATGGTCTCGCCCCCTTGTTGCCAGCGCGCCTTGCCATCAACTCGCCCATCAATGATTCCACTCCGGCCATCGTCGGCTTCCTGCCCCATATACGGTTGGTGGATATGGAGGCCATCGGCAACGGCAATCTGCTAACGCTTGGGCCAGACACCTGGCAGTGCTTCTTCCCGATCAGTCGCGTCAATAACTCGGCAGGCATTGCCTACCTGAGATAAGCCATGACCAACCTCACCGGACAGGACGATACGCCAGCACTCTTTCCCACCGCCAACGGTCGCGTCTCTCCCGACGTGTTTGCCGACCGGCCGTGGCTGGGGACGCCGGCTAATGTCGGCATCGTGACGGATGCGGGTGCGAGGAGCTTCGTCTCGGTTGCGCTGCTTCCTGCCTCTGACTTTACCAGCGACGAGGATCGGACGTTCAGAGAGGACTGGTTCGACCGCTTCCACTTGCTGCCGTCGCGCTATCTCGACGCAGGCAACGTGGTCGGTGTGTCCACAGCCCACTTCTCGATCTGGAATGCCTGGTTTGATGCTCGAGACCTGACCGGCCTGACGTCTACGGGCATCGATGGTTTGCAACTGGATGAGATCACCGCGCCCTCCTCATTCTACGCGCTGGAAGAGCGTCCTTTCACGCTCACCATCACCCCCGCAGGCAGCCCAGTGATCGACGCGCGCTTCGACTTCGCCTTTGCCACGGGCGAAATGCTGGTGCTGGCGGTGACAGGGCGACGCATCATCGTCTTCGCCCTGCGCCCAGACTGGTCGTCCGGTGTACTGGAGGCGTTGGAGTGGGCCAACGAGGTGCTCACCGCCTGGGATGGCACGGAGCAGCGCGTGCGACTGCGCGAGCATCCACGCCGGACGTTCGAGTTTGCCCTCTTGACGGATGGCGGGCGTGCTCAAGCGCTGGAAGCACTGATTCACGGCTGGGGTGGGCGCAACTACTGCGTGCCGGTATGGACAGACCGAAGCGACATCGCATCGCCCGTATCCGCCGGGACGACCGACTTGGCCCTGCCGGCAGACATCTCCACCCACGACTACCATGCAGGCGGGCTGGCGGTGCTGTGGGCCGGCGACACTCGGGCCGAGGCCACAGAGATTCTCTCGGTCACCGGCAACGCCCTGACACTGAAACTGCCGCTGGGCCGCGCCTGGCCAGCCGGTACCCGTGTCTACCCCGGCGCGGTGATGCACCTGGACGGTACGGCAAGGCTAGATCGCGTGACTGACCGCATCATGTCCGCCCGGTTGCGGTTCGTGGATGCCGCCTACACGAGCCTGACAGCCGCCGAGATCACCAGCCAGACATATCGAGGCGCCCACCTGTTCCTGTGGCACCCCGACTGGGGGCAAGAGCACGGCGACGAGATCGGACGCATGCTGGCGGTGCTGGATTACACGACCGGGCTGGTTACCGTGGACGATCTAACCGGGCGGGCGCATCCCACTCGGCACATGGGTTTCCTGCTGGAGAACCGCGCCCGCATCCATGCGGCAAAGGCGTGGCTGGCCGCACGTGCCGGACGGGTGCAACCATTCTGGATACCCACCTGGTCGGACGATCTTGCCATCACTCGTGACATCCAGCCGACCGATGCGAGCCTTTACATCGCCGCCGCCGGGCTACATCGCTTCTGGCCTGACCCGTTGCGCCGCGACCTGCTCATCCGCACCCGGCAGGGCGATTTCTTGCGTCGCGTGACGGGCATCCAGGCGGTGTCAGAAACAGAAGAGTCCGTCGCCCTCGATGCGACCGTTGGCGTCGCCGTCCCCCGAACTGAAATCGTGTCCGTGCATTGGCTGCAATGGGTACGGCTGGATGCCGATCGCGCCGAGATCCACTGGGAGACGAATGCGTCTGCAAGGCTGAATCTCACCACAGCGGTGTTGCCCTCATGACCTACGCGATTTCTGAGGCGTCCGTGCAGGATGGCCAGCCAGCCGAGCTTTACCGCTTCGCACTCCAGGCGCAGCGCTGGACGTTCGCCTCGGGCCAGACGATGGTCATATGCCAATCCGAGACCTATACCGAGAAACGCCACAATTTACATTAACTAATTACTACAATTCACTGTATTATAGGTGTTGTCGAGTTGCTTATCGAGGTGATGAATTGATCAATATTCAGTTCAGCGAAGAAGAGAAGCGCGA